ATCATCTTCAAAATAAATGCTTGAGTAAATTGTGTCATAGCCTGCGTTGTCTGCTTTTATACAAAACTTATAACGGGTGGCAAAACTAGGAGCTCTTTGAGTAACAGGAATAGTTACTGATATTATATTTTTAGTAATTGACTTAGAACAATCTAGACTCACCGTATTGTTAGGGCTTACCAAAGCTGTTGAGGCTCTATTAAAAGAGTCCATATATACAATCCCCACCTCATATCCTCTATTACTATGTAAACTAGAGGTGTTAGGTACTGATTGTAGGGTAGCGCTAGCGGATGTTATTTTAAAATATTCCACTATTAAGTCCGAACCTCCGTTTAGCTTATATTCAGCAGCTAAAATTTGCAACTGCAGCGAGTTGGTTTGGTAGACAGAGACCAATATTCCTTCTCCGGCGCTAGGTAAAGCAGGAGTTGAGCTTGTTCTCCCTGTTCGGTTTATATCATATACAGGAGGAGTGCTTCCTAGGTCAGCCTCCAAAGCGAAGTTGATGTGGTCTGTTAAGGTAGTTCCTTCTCCTTCTTGAGCATCCGCCACTGTTTGAATCCCAGCTGTTGTTGTTCCAAGCCTTGCTATAAAATCATCCGAAACGATTAAGTCATTTAAAGGGTTACCAGAAGTATAAAAATCTTGTATCAAAGTATAGCTAAAATGAACTGTTGTTGAGCCTGTGGTTTGGTCAGGAGCTGAATGCCCATCTAAATACCAGGAGTCGTGTTCAAAAGTAAAAGATAAATAAATAGTAGCCCCTATTATTAGCTTATCCATCTGTCCTGTGAGATTTAGTCTAACCACGCTATTTTCTATTGAAACCAGTGCCGCTCCAGGATTAAATGTATATCCTTGACTCGCAGTCGTAACAGGAAGAGTCTCACTCCCTACTTGGGCTGAACTAACAGAGGTTACATAACTTAAATCTAGAGGTTTATTATAAGTGTCCTTTAAATCATACCCTTCCATATAATTACCATAAACTAATCTGTTTCCCATTAAAGTTTGGGCTTTAGCTAGTGTGGGGACATTATCAAATAGCCTTAAAATCTCACTCTCTGGTAATACTGAAAAAATTTTGCTGTCTGAAAAAGTGAAATCATAAAATGTATTGTTCACCATATCTCTTTCTGCTTTATTTATTCTTTCTATTACTTTTATGGTTGCGTCATTAGCTTCTTTAAATAATATATCAATTCCTTTTACCTGTTCGCTACCTGAATTGTAAGTAACAACAGCTGCATTAAACCTATTTTCCATTCCTTCGTTTTGGAAGCTGTGAGCACTAAAGTTAAAGGCATCAGGCTGAAATGCTGGCTCACTAAATTGAGAAGTAGCGGAGTATTCATCATTAGCATATTTATACCTATATGCAAAACAAATAAAATGGGAAGTCATAAAAGTATCCTCATCAGAGGATTGAATCAACTGAAATGTAGGCGCTTGTAAAGGAGGCTGTTGCACCACCATTATCTCTCTGGCGTCAAACCGGTCTATATTGCTGCTCGGATTAGGGTAATTAGTTTTAATATTTATAACACGAGGAGGGTTTATATTGTCGGTAAAAAATAATAAATCTTCTATCTTATCAACCCCTGTAATTAAGTAGTTGGGGTTAAATTTTAAAGTGGTATTTATCCCCTCTCCATTATCAATACTTATAACATGATAAGTAATAGCTCCTGTTATTACATTAAAAGCCACAATTAAATCTAATTTACCTGTTGCTCCTTGGGTAAAAGCGGGGTCGTGCACAAACCAGTAAATAGTTTCGTTTGCTCCATCTTCAAATGCCCCGAGACAACGAGCTGAATCGCTTAGTAATGTTCCGTTAATATAAGCTAACTGGGTTATTTCTGTATTACCTTTAGAGTTTTCCACCGACCCTACCTCTGATTGCTCTGTAGAACCTAGCCTTACATTTAAAGCATCCACGTATTCCCCATTAGGTAAAAGCCTTAATTCAAGGCTTTTATTCATACGGCCTGTTATAAAATTTCTCTGAAGGTTTGCCATTTTATTTTATCCACTTATTTTCTCCTCTAATATTCATAAGTAATCTGCTTGGATGAATATTACTAAGCCTAATCTTAGCGTTCCTATAAGCTGCTTGTTTATCTTTTTTTGCTCTATTAACCATATACTCCTGCACTCCATATTTATTGTTCAATAGTGCATATTTAATGTAAGCATACAAATAATCTTCGAATAACTTATTAACTTTTATTGACGCATCACTTCCATTTTCCATCCCGTCAGAAATGTACTGTAAAACACATTGCTGATTAGCCATCGTAGAGTCAAAATTTATTACCCCAGCTGTTTTGTCTACCGTAAAAGTAGGGTTAAAGTTGGCTGTTTCTGTGTTTAATCCGTATCGTGCCCCGATTCCTGAATTATAAATATCATCATCACAGTCATTACAAGCAGGGTTTGCCCCTTCATCTGGGATATCATTTAGGTAAATACTTTTTAAAGAGCCATCTGTTCTAGCGGTATCTAAAGTTGATGTTTCCGTGTTCACGTTATCTGAACCATCGTAAGTAAACGTAGAGCTTGCACTTTGGATATACTGAGCAGCAGACTGCACTTGTATATTTTCTACTAAATTTCTAATAGTGTTGCCTTTAAACAACGAGAGTTTCACCCAATTAACATAATCCGAAGGTAAAACAAATTTTAAGTCATCATAAATAGTTAACTCTAAAGATTTAATTTCCTTTAATGCGTCGTAATTTAATTCTTGTATACCTCTTTTAGCAAAAAAAAGTATTTTATATCTATTAACATTATTAATCATTTCATGATTTCCTTGATACATTAATAGAAAATTTGTTATAATATCCGATAGGCTTACAAATTGATATGAGCCCCAGTTATTGTTTGTGGGATTCACCCCATCATTAGTATAATATTTTTGTTGATTTATATAAGCCATGTTTATTCGTTTTGATTTTGTTGTTGTTCATCTAGTCGTCCAAACTCAAAAACATCTTTTTCTCTAATTGAAATTCCTGAGTATTGTAATATTTTAGCCACTATATCATTAGCATCATCTAAAGGAAGCTCAAAATCTTGATAGTCGCTTGCGCTTTGGTCAAATAAAGGCTCGCCATTATATAATGTCACATATGTCCATTTAGGGTCTTGAGGATATCTAATATACTGTGACTCTACATCGGCTGCTCCATTTATAGTAGAGGGATATATGGTAAGAGTAGAGCCTTCTTGCGTGTATGCAGGAAAAGAGGTGTTAGGAGTGGTAAGTATAGAATTGTTTAATAAAGTTATTTTGTGATGAGTTACTTTTTCTGCTTCTCCCAATAAGTTTGCAGCTGAATAACACAACACCTTGTTTAATAAATAATAATCTGAACCAGTGGTTACCACCGATGGTAAAAAATAAGTATTAGTAGAGCTTTGTGTTAAAGTTTTAGTTTCAGAAAAAATATCTATTACCTCTTCATATCCTAATTTTATATTAGCATATCCTGTTCCTGAAAGCCTCATGTTCTCTTCATTTATCTGCTCATTATAATTAACAAAATATTCATCAAATATATCTAACTGAGCTTGCTTGGCGAATAAGTTAAAATCGCTAGGGGATATATACCCATAGTTGTTCTTGTTGATTATAGAAAGAACAGTGTTTCTAACGGAATTTATCATCTTGAATTGTTTTATACAAAGATAATCAAAATAAAAAAGCACCCTAAATTAGGGCGCTTTCCTGTCGATAGTAAAAGAAGGGTAATCGTTATGCAATTGCAATTCCACTCACAGCATAAGGTAGAGTATCTACGTCGTATGCTGGGTTTGTCCATGAAGTTGCTAATGCAGCAACAACTGCATCTTGTATTGCGTCTCTTTCGGTTTCATCTCCCGCTCCTGCTGTTGCGTGAGTAAGGGTAACTACTTTACCACCACCATAAGCAATTGTTACTGTAGTAGTAGAGGCTTGCTCTATTATTGCAATATCATTAATAGCGACCAATTGGTATTGTTCACTAGTTACTGGTATATTTAAAAATTTTGTCATTATAAAAAATTTAATGGGTTAAACAAGCTACAAAGTTACGAATTTTTTGCTAATGATTTTAAGTGTTTATATACCTCCACGCCGTCATCACTATGGAAGTAAGACGCCATTATATATAAAGGGTCTTCGCCATAGGGAACGTTACACATTTTCTTCTTATTAGAAGGGGTATTAAACCACACTTCTTTGTTCTTGTTTCTCATTTGAAGTAAGCGTTTATCTATAAAACTTTGTATTGTAGCATTAAGTTTTAACGAAGGGTCTTCTAATAATTTTAAAAACCCTTTAGGATTCTCTTTTGCAAATATCAAAATATCTCTTCTTAATTCAGATGTAGTTACCCTAGACACATCTCTTTGAAACAATACTCTTGCCATGTTTTCAACTTGCTCAACTTCTAGTTGTCTTGCCTCTATTAAGGCGTCTACCTCTAAATGTAAGTTTTCTACTACTTCTTGTGCTTCTTTTGCTTTGTTGATTTCCACAAATATTCTTCCATTCCCTGGGTGTAATGTTAGAAACTTCTGTAATATTTGATTTGTTTTAGGGACAAAAAGAAATCCGTCTTCAAAAATAACTGGTTCTACAATTGCGTTATCATCTTGCTCGTCTTGAAAAGGAGAGTTTTGGTTTCTCGCATATCTCAGAGGTCTATTCTTCCCTGTATCCTCTTCAAAGTGAAGAAGGGGAAATCTACTAGTGTGCCTTGACGCTAATATTAACGATAATGGCGCTGTGCCTCTTGTAAGTTTATAGGTTTTATCTACAAATTTAGGTGTAGATTTTTGCGTAGATTTTTTAATCTTGCCCTCTTGAGGGCTTATACTATTTTTTTCCATTTGATTTAATTTAATTTAATTTAAAATTTAAAAATAAGGGCACATTGCTGTGCCCCTATTGAATTAATTGCTAGTCTTGAAATAAGAAGAAGTTGTTTGCACCTAATGTACATACACATCTTTCACTCAAGAAGTTTACTTGCATGCTGTCGATGTCACTTGTCGCAGCACCACCAGCAGAACCAGTAATCCACGTTTTGTAACGCCTGT